TATACTGAAGACCACATAATTTGTTGTCCCCATCTTCCATCCATTGATGAATAGATTCTAAGTTGAGGTACAATTGCTTCTTCAGTACCTTTGATATGCATACCATTAGATCCATAATTTTCTAGTTTGATCTTATCATCCCAGAAGTTAATAGTTCTAATGTACTTCTTACCACCTTCAAGAACTTGGTCTTTAGGTGTGATTTGATATTTGTCATAGTCTGGAACAGACTCTACAATTACATCGTTAACTTTTTCTGCTAGTTCAGCATAAGGTCTAACTATGTAATCTTCAGAATGAACACCTAATAATTGACCTGTGTCTTTTCTAACAAAAGCATATCTATTAACATCAACAAATGCGTCATCAAATGATTCTGCATTTCCTAATTGTTCAGATTCTGTTGTTTGATATTTTAATTGTTTTCTCTCTACATCAAAATAAGCACTATCGTCTATTGTGCGTAGAGTATTGTTTGGATCTCTGTTAGTAGCTAAGTTATTCATAACACCTCTTTCTTTCATAGTGTTAGCTTCTACCCTCAGTAGGAGCTAACTATTGTTAGTTTATATTAATTCGTAATCTTTATTACTCATATATTTATTAAAAGCTTTTTCTTTATCTTTAGCTTCTTCATCTATTTCTTTTATATAATCAGTTAACCAATCATCTACTGATTGAGAAATATCATCTGGTATATCAGTAATAGTTCTATCAAACCAAGTTCCATCTGGTCTTGTTATTGTTGTAACTATTGCCCAACTTGTAACTTCATATTTTGTACTTGTCATTATATTGACTCCGTTATTCTTAATGTAAATGGCTTTACTGTTCCATATATAAATTCTCTATCAACATCATGGTTTTCATCAAATAATTCTATAAAATCTTGAACATCATTTTGTTGTGTAGAATCTAATTCTAATAGTTCTTTATTTACAAATAAACTTGCAACACCATCATTTTGAACTTTTATATCATAAGTTTTATATTCTTCTCTTAAAGCTAAAGCTATTGGACATAAGGTACAACTACCTCCTTCACCATCTTCTATATGTTTACTTGTTACTTCTATTAATCTTATCATTTTAACATTTCCTTTATTACTTCGTTTTCTTTGTTATCTTGTATTAATTCTCCATTATCATAACCTTGCTTGATCTGTTCAGCTATATGCTCAAGATCAACATCATTAGGTTGATAATTTGGATAATCTATTATTTTTAAAATCCACCATGATTTATTTATTGTCATAATTAAAACCATTCGGCAGCATCAGCTACCTTCCATTCTATTTTTTTCTTATTATATTTAATGTTACTACGTTCACCAAAGTCTAATGCTTCAGCTTCAGTTATAAAGATTTGATTAGTAAATAATCTCCACTCATCATCTCTTTTCCATATTATACAAAACATTGGTTGCATCTATGGGTAATCTCTGCTGATTGCTATATCAGGACAGATTTTATTTATAAACATAAGCATATACCAAACATAAATATCATATTTAGCTTGTCTAGTTTTACAAAAGTTAAATGTTAAATCCTGTTCTGGATAATCTCTAGTAGCTTTTGCAAACTTATTAAATATAAAAGTTTCACAATCACCAATAAATCTAATACTATCAGCAGTAGATTCATCTTGTATTTCATCTTTAGCTACTTCTAGTACATAGTTTTTGTATTCAATCATAATAACTTTCCAATTCTCATCGGTAATGTCATTATGTTGATGCCAATAATTTGTGTAACCCATTATATCCTTTAGTTAAGTTTTTTAGCTTTATCGTTTTTAGCTTCATATCTCATTTCTTCTACAAATGATAAATGCATAGCCACTTCTACTGGACTTGTAATTCCCAAATCCTCTAGACCACTTATAAATGCTTTAGTGTTTATCTTACAATCACCATAAGCATATTGTAATTCTAACAATCTAGTCTTTATTTCTTGCTTGTTCATGTCTATTCTCCCATTGTTTTTTAAAGCTTTTATAATCTTTACAATCACTAGCGATAATTGCTGTATATTCATCTAAAAAGATATTCTCTTGTTTAGGCATCATAGAGAACTTATCAGCAACTATCCTATTCATAACACTTATTCTGGAATCTTTCCAGTTAGTATTATTTACCATATGCTTGTTGGCGATAGTTTAGAATCTTTCTTAACAATAGTATAAGGAACTGTTACTTTGTCAGGCATATTTTTGCTTACTGCAAATATACATCCTAGAACAATTCTAAATGGTAGCATTACTGCTTTCCATATAAATACTGCTGCAACATTAATTAACCAGTTCTTAATTGTATTTAACATATTATTTCCTTTTGTTTAATTGTTGATGTATTAAAGGTTACTAACTTCCTCCAAAGGTCAAACGTCTATCTGTTGTTATCTATAGTTCAATAATACAACGTGTTAGTAACCATCAATCCATTATCTATATTTTATAGATAGCAGGATATATTACAGGTTTACTTCCGAAGTATTTTCTTTTACAAATAATCGTAAGTACTAATAAATTATTTAACCTTACACTTAACATAATATATCCAGCAATCCATTCGGCAGCACCAATCATAACTGATTGCCGAAACCGATAAAAAAAGCCCCATACTCATTACAAGTACAGGGCTTAGAATTTCTATTATGATTTTAACTGTTTAGAAGTAGTAGCTTGTAACTTAGCTAACCTCTCTTTAGTAAAGTTAATACATTCAGCAACAACTTTGTCTTTAGCTGTAACTTTCTTAACCCTAAGTGCTTTAGGTGTGTATTTTTCGCCATACACTTCTTTATAAGCATCTTCATATGCTTCTACTATAACACTAGCACGTCTGATATTTAACGCTTGAGCTTCTGATCTAAATAACAATCTATCTAAGATATTCTTAGTTATCTCATTACCTTGATCATTTCTGATAGCTTTAGCTGTATCATCCTTTGTTTTCTCAAAAGACTGCTGACACATATCCAAGTGTCTAAACGCACCACCATACATACTATCGAAATTCCACTCAGCAATCATAGCCCAATCCTTACTATCTATGTAAGGTGCAATAACTGCTTTAACCATCGTTAGAACTCCGTCTTTAATAGACGACTCAGATTCATCTAATACTAATTCCATATTAGCTATTCTATTATCTGAATAATCTTCATATACTTCGCTTTTCAACATAGTCATATTCAACTCCTATTGTTCATTATTTGTCATATACAGAAACTTAATAATAAAGATTACCGATAAAGATAATCCTAACCACACCATGTCTGTATGTATTGCTATAAGCAAACCAAGAAATGCCATTACAAAATGTAACGCATAATAAAAAGCATATAATACTCTCATACTAAAGCTCCCCATATATCTTAGTTAACTCGCTATCGATCAAAAGTAACTTACTAGTGTCACCCTTCATCTCAGCTTCTTCTCGTAGAGAAGACAACTCCACAACTCTTTTCTTACCAGAGTCATCTAACTTGATCTCGTAGTAGTCCAACATATCATTCACTTCCATAACATCTCCTATTAGTTAATTAACGACCATACGGTCATCCCGTGCAAGAACGAGGTAGAGTCTGATCATCAAGTGCTTGGCAGATGGAATCTGCGACAAGGCTGATACGACCCTAGGAGGAGCAACTTGTCCACTTGCTGATTAGAAGGAGTCCTTGTTATGCTAGGGTGATCCGTGTGTAGTCCTCGCCCCTCAATGGCTACTCGACCTGTAGCATCATCCTGGCAAGATCTATTCTGTGCGTGTGCTACCGAATAGTTTGTGTGCGTTGTGAGTTGATTGTGCCTAATCTAAACCATACGAATGGATAGGGCAGAATAAATAAAACGAATACAAAGCAAACCAATGAGTGATAATCTTACAGAGAAGCAGAAGGCCTTAGTAGATACTATCGTAGCTACAGGGTGTAGTATCAAGGATGCCTCAGAAAAGGCAGGATATTCAACGAATGGAAGCAAGGAAGCAGGAAGAATAAGTGCTTCTCGCACACTACGTTTACCCAAGGTACAGAGCTATATGAATCAAAGGATTGCAGATACTCTTGGCATGGGTGCAGTAGTAGCGAGTAGGAAGATGATAGAGCTATCATCAGGAGCTAGGAGTGAGTACGTTCAGCTAGAAGCGTCACGAGATATCCTAGACAGAGTAGGACTAAGATCACCAGACAGAGTGAGTCATAGTATACAGGGTGATATTAAGATTAACATCGACTTAAGTTAGATGTCGGTACGACAGGGGGATTGACCACAGACCACAGAATGGGGGGTGGGGGCAAAACACAATCATCACAGATGACTAGTGGTCTATCACACGCAACAGAAGTTAAAAAAAGCTTTGCAAAGAAATGGCAAATATATTTTAACCACAAAAAGGTTCGGCATCATGGTCGTTAAATAATTTAACTATGGCAAAACAGAATTTTACCCACTACATCAAAAGAGAGAAGCCGAAGAAAAGGATTGGTGTCCATAAGAAGTCCCAAAACAAATCCGAGAAAAGGCAGAAACAAAATACAAGATATAAAGGTCAAGGCAGGTAAGTGCGTTTTTTTAAATAGGGTTTGTTGCTAAACAGTTACATGGCTAAAGCAAAAGGTTTATACGCAAACATCCACGCAAAAAGAGAACGTATTAAAAAAGGTTCTGGCGAAAGCATGAAACGACCTGGAGCTAAAGGCACACCAACAAAAAAAGATTTTAATAAATCCTCAAAAACAGCAAAGAAAAAATAGATGGTAGCTAAAGTATATCAAAGCCCATCTGGAGGATTAAATGAAAAGGGAAGAAAACATTTTGAAAAGAAAGATGGTGGTAATTTAAAAGCACCACTTAATAAAGGTGTAAGTGGCAGACGTGTTTCATTTGCTGCAAGGTTTGCAGGAATGGCAGGGCCAATGAAAGATTCAAAAGGTGAGCCTACAAGAAAAGCTTTGGCATTAAAAAAATGGGGCTTCGCTTCCGTTGCTGCTGCTAAGAATTTTGCTAACAAACATAAACAGAGTTAATCTTAGAAGGAACACAACAAGTGGTTTACTACAAAGTAATTATATGGAGAGGGGACGAATTATCAAAGCAAATATTATACGAAGCTATAGATGATGTTGTTGCAATGCAAAAAGCAAGTGCTGCTACACCAGATGGCTGTAGATCGACTTATGAGTCAATTACACAAGAAACTTACGAACAAGAAACTAAAACAGTTAACTAAACTAAAAAACAAATAGGAGAAAAAATGCCAGCAGGAAAAGGGACTTACGGATCTAAAAAAGGAAGACCATCAAAAAAACCAATGACAAAACCAAAGCCTAAACCAAAACCAAAAACTAGTGGCTACTAAAAAAGAAAAAGAACATATGAATTGGGTAGCAGAGCTTGGATGCTTTGTTTGTGAAAGACCTGCTAACCTACACCATATAAGACCACCTGGGACAGGCATAGGAAGACGTACGAGTCACTTCGAGGTTATTCCCTTATGCCACGACCATCATCAAGGTAACTTCTCTATACACATGGCTAAGAAGGCATTTGAAGAAAAGTTCGGAAAAGAAACTGAAATACTCAAAGTAGTATTAGAAAGGGTAGAGCAATTAAAATGTCGTTCCTCAATAATTTAAGTATTAAAGATAGAAAAAGATTAAGGACAGTTGTTAAGAAAACACATTTACAACATTATCCAACACACATGATAACAGATTACGAAGCCGATAAGCTTGTTGAAGCCTTTGGTGAAGAAACAGTTTATAATATGTTAAAGGCTAATGTTGGTATAAATGTCGATTGATTTTAAATATAAACCACAAGGTGCTGTACTAAAAGAGTTTATGAAGTCCGATGACTTCTTTAGAGGTATCAGAGGGCCAGTTGGATCTGGTAAATCAGTTGCTTGTTGTATTGAAATTTTTCGTAGAGCCTTGCTACAAAAAAAAGGTAAAGATGGAAAAAGAAAATCACGATGGGCAGTAATAAGAAATACTAATCCACAACTTAAAACAACTACAATTAAAACTTGGATAGATTGGTTTCCAGAAGATAAGTGGGGACATTTTGCTTGGTCTGTTCCTTATACTCATAGAATTAATCAAGGAGAGATAGAACTAGAAGTAATGTTCTTGGCACTTGATAGACCAGAAGACGTAAAGAAATTGCTATCATTAGAGTTAACAGGAGTCTGGGTTAATGAAGCAAGGGAAATACCTAAGAGTATTATAGATGCTTGTACTATGAGGGTTGGACGTTATCCTTCTATGAGAGATGGTGGTGCATCATGGTATGGAGTTATAGCTGATACAAATGCTCCTGAAGAAGATCATTGGTGGGCTATAATGTCTGGGGATGTTCCAGTACCAGATCACATATCTCGTGAAGAAGCTTTGATGTTAATCAAACCAGATAACTGGAGTTTTCATACGCAGCCACCAGCATTGTTAGAAAAAAAAGATAAGGATGGTATGACTACTGCTTATGAACCCTATGACAAAGCAGAGAATAAAATAAACATAACACCACAATACTATCCTAATATTATTAGAGGTAAGACTAAAGGATGGATTGATGTTTATGTTTTAAATAAACTAGGATCTATTGAAGAAGGTAAACCTGTGTACCACAGCTTCAAAGAAGAATTACACGTTACAAAAAATCCAATAACTTTAATTCCTAACCAACCTATATGGATTGGAATTGACTTTGGATTAACACCTGCTGCTGTGTTTGGTCAAAGAACTACAACAGGTAAATGGAATATTATTAATGAGTTAGTTTGTTTTGATATGGGTGTAATGAGATTCTCAGAATTACTGAGAGGAGAGATTGCTAAAAATTATAAAGGTTTGGATATTATGATTTATGGAGATCCTTCTGGAGATTTTAGATCTCAAACCGATGAACGAACTCCGTTTCAAATAATGAGAACCTATGGATTAAAAGCTATACCTGCACCATCAAATGATGTTGCGTTAAGGATAGAAGCTGTTGATGCTACCTTATCTAGATTAGTTGACGGACAAGCAGGATTTAATATGCACACGGATTGTATTAATTTAAAGAAAGGTTTTAATGGAGGTTATCATTACAGAAGACTACAAACTTCTGGAGATAGGTATGATGAAAAACCATTAAAGAATAGATACTCTCACGTTCACGATGCTTTACAATATTTAATGATGGGAGCAGGTGAAGGCAGAACTATGTTAACAGGTAAACACCCTTCAAGACCAACCATTGCTAAAAAAGAATGGGATGTATTTGCAGGACAATCTAAAAAATCAAGAAAGATATGGGACATATTCAAGAGGAATGGCTAATCTATTTTTACGAAGATGGTGTTAAGAATAGATATACAAAATACTTATGGTGGTTAAAGAAAGGCTTTACTCATTGTGGTGCATTAAAATATGATGCTGATAAAGAGATATGGTTACATCTACAATTTACTCATGCTGGAATTAAACTAGATGTTTTAACATCTGAGGAAGCAGGAGGTTTAATTAATTATTTGAAAGACTTCAAAATACTTAAATGCCCTATTAAAGATAACTGGCAATTTATAAGGTTTAAAGATATGACGTGTGTTTCATTTGTAATGAGATTGATAGGATTCTATCATTGGTACATACTTACCCCACATCAATTATATTGTGCGTTGATAAATGCTGGATATTCGTCATTTTGGAAAGATGAGCGAACAAAAACAAAAATCACCCCAAGAATTGATTGATTTAATTAGAGATCATCGTGATGCAGAAGAAATGCTTTTACAACAATTAGAATCAGTTTGTAAAGATCTGCCTAAAGATGAATTTGAAATTGAGCCTATTGAAGATGATGGTGATGAAGAAATAAAGGACTTAATATAATGGGAAGTATTTTTAAAAGTAAACCACCTGGAAAATCACAAGCAACTTTAGATTACGAAGCTAAACTAGCAGCAGATAAAATTAAAGAAGATAAAAGAGCAGCAGATGCAAAATTAGCAGCTACTGAAAAAGAAAGCAAAACTGCTAAAGGATTAATTGGATCAAGATCTATGTTTGGTAAATCTGGTGGTCGTGGTTACTTCGAAGGAAAATAAAATTAAATGGAATATGTTAATACTGTAGATGCACCCAGTTATGGTACATCGGATAAAGCAACTGAACTTCTTAAAAAATATAAAGAAGCTCAAGGTATAAAAGATTATTGGAAGGATAGATTCGAAGAAGCTTATGAATATTGTTTACCTAATCGTGAGTCTTTTTATGACGAGTCCCCAGGTCAAAGACGTACCGATAAAATATTTGATGAAACAGCTGTGGTCGGAGTCCAAGAGTTTGCATCAAGACTCCAAGCAGGAATCACCCCCACCTTTGCAAGATGGGCAGACTTTCAAGCTGGATCAGAAATTCCTAAAGAACAAAAGCCTCAGATAAATTTAGACTTAGATAAAATTACTGAATACGTTTTTGAATTATTACAAACATCAAACTTTAACCAAGAGATACATGAAGCATTTATGGATCTTGCAATTGGTACAGGAGTTCTTCTTGTTGAAGAAGGTGATGCAATCAACCCAATTAAATTTACATCTATACCATTAACAAAAGTTTGTTTAATGAATGGCCCAGATGGTAAGATCGATACTGTTTACAGAACAAGATATTGTAAGCCAGAAGAAATACTTATCTTATATCCTAAAGCTAAATTACCAGAAGATTTTGATCCTTTAAAACAAAAGAAAAAAATTACAATTATAGAAGCTGTTTATAAAATTTACGAACCTAATGTAGAAAAATATAAACTATGTGTAGTAATGGAAGATCCTAAACATATTTTATTTGAAGAAGAATATGAAGGTGAAGGTTCAAATCCTTATTTAGTATTTAGATGGAATAAAGCATCTGGTGAAGTTTATGGCAGAGGGCCAGTATTTAATGCTATGTCAGCTATTAAAACTTGTAACCTTACAATAGAATTAATATTACAAAATGCACAGATGTCTGTAAGTGGTGTTTATACTTATGAAGATGATGGTGTAATTAATCCAGATAACATTTCATTAGTACCAGGATCTTTAATTCCAGTTGCTCCAGGTTCTAGAGGTTTAACTCCAATACAAGCAGCATCTAATTTTGACGTTGCTCAATTAGTGTTAAACGATATGAGAGCTAATATTAAAAAAGCATTATACATGGAAGCTTTAGGTAAACCAGAAGGTACACCTATGACAGCTACTGAGGTATCTGAAAGAATGGCAGATCTATCTAGACAGATAGGTGCATCATTTGGCAGACTACAATCAGAATTAATTAATCCATTGTTAAGAAGAATAATTAGAATTTTATCTAAGCAAGGTAGAATAGACGTACCAAAAATAAATGGTAGAGAAGTTAAAGTAGCACCTCGTTCACCTCTAGCACAAGCTCAACATTTACAAGATGTTGCAGATGTAACTAGATTCAATGAAATAATTGCAGGAACATTTGGCCCACAAATGATTAATTTAATTGTGGATCAAAATGCAACAGCAAAATATTTAGCAGAAAAAATGAACTTACCAGAAAAGCTTATTAGAGATGAACAAGAGCAAAAACAATTGGCAGATAGAATGAGTCAATTACAACAATCGGCAGGAGAAGAAGCTCCTCCAGAAAGTTAATATGAGTTGGGATGAGTTAAAGAAGAAAAAGGAAGTACCAGTTAAAAGTGTTGATGGCTATACAAGATCAGCTCCACAAGAAGCTTTATTGAATAAACATTTTGCAACATTATTTAAAGGGGACGAAGGCAAGAAAGTGTTAGCTTACTTACAATCTATTACTACAGAAGTAGTTGCTGGGCCAAATGTAACTAGCAATCATTTATTTCATATTGAAGGTATGAGATTTTTATTGGGTATAATCAAAACAAGAATACAGATAGGAGAACAAGATGGCAGATGATAATGTTGAAACTTCAGCACCAATCGCTACAGAAAATGTTAGTGATATAGTTAGACCAGAATACGTTCAAGAAAAATTTTGGGATACAAATACTAATAAAGTTAATTTAGAAAATTTAGCATCAAGTTATAATTCACTTGAAACTAAACTAGGATCTCGAACAGAAGATCTTACTAAACAAATTAGAACTGATATTGAAAATGAAAAAAACAATAATGTTCCAGAAAACTATAAATTAAATGTTCCAGAAATGGAAAATACTTCATTAACAATTAGTGAAGAAATGCCTATAGTTAAATGGTGGGGTGAAACTGCAAAAAATGCAGGATTATCACAAGAACAATATGATACTGGTGTTCAAGCTTTTATTGATAATGCAGTTGCTAATTTACCTAACGTAGATATGGAGATCCAAAAACTTGGAGATTCTGGTAAAGATAGAGTAGACGCAGCAGCTATGTGGTCAAAGAAAAATTTAACTCCAGAAGCTTATTCAGTTATGTCTGGTTTAGCAGCTACTGCTGATGGTGTAAAAGCTCTCGAAGAAATTATGGCATTAAACAAAGATACAGCAATGCCAAGTACACCTACACAAGTAGATATGTCGGCTACTGCAGATGATCTTAAATCTATGCTCAATGATCCTAGATATTACGATAGCAGCAGACGTGATCCAAGTTATGTTAAAAGAGTAACAGAGCTATATGAAAAAGCCTACGGTAAAACAGACTCATAAGTTTAAATATAAAAAACTTAAAAAACCTCTCAATTGGTTAGATTGTGTAGGTGAAACTGGATGGCTGACTTCTAAAGAAATGGATGCAGCCAAACCAGCAGATTGTGTTACAGGTGAATTTTGGATATATAAAGATACTAAAACATTTATAACTTTGTTTGGTACTTATGTTTATCTTGATGATGGTGAAATACAATTTGGTGACGTAATTACTATTCCTAAATATTGGATCTAATGTGCGTTGCCTACATTGGCACTTATAGATTAATCCTTAACTAAGACCTTTAAAATATTCACGTTAGCCCTTCTTGGATAACTAATTCTGTATTGTAGAGATAATCGGTAAATTAACTATAACTTAACAAAGGTGAATAAACATGGCATCAACAATAAACAATGCCTTTATTACTCAGTTCGAAGCAGAAGTTCATATGGCTTACCAAAGAATGGGAAGCAAATTAAAGAACCTAGTTAGAACAGTTAACAATGTTAATGGTAGTTCTGTTAAATTTCAAAAAGTTGCTAAAGGACAAGCAAACACTAAAGCAAGACATGCTGAAGTAGTTGCTATGGATCTTGCTCACAGTAATGTGTCTGCAACTTTAACTGATTATTATGCAGCAGACTACGTTGACAAGTTAGACGAGCTAAAGGTAAACATAGACGAAAGACAAATCATTGCACAATCGGCAGCATACGCATTAGGAAGAAAAACTGATGAAGTTATTATTGACGAGTTAAAAGGTGCAACTTCAGTAGCAAACAACGTAAATTCTTCTGCAACTGGTATGACTTTGATTAAAGCAACAACAATGATGGAAACATTTAATACAAATGATGTTCCTGATGATAATCAAAGATATTGGGTAGTAGGGCCAAAACAATGGTCTAACTTACTAGCAGTAGATCAATTCAGTAGAGTTGAATACGTTGGCCCACAAGACCTTCCATTCGGAAATGGCATAACTGCCAAAAGATGGTTAGGATTCTTATGGTTTGTTCATTCTGGTTTAACAGTAGCAACTGACAGACAAACTTTAGCATTCCACAAAAGTGCTTTAGGTTTAGGTGTTGGTACTGATGTTAAAACTGAAGTCAACTATGTTCCTGAAAAAGTTTCACACTTAATCACTTCAATGATTTCGTTGGGATGTAAAACAATTGATGGTGATGCAGCAAGAGTTCAGCTGTGTGCCGAATAATAATAGGATATAGATTATGGCTTATGCAATAGACAATCCTATCAAAAAAATATCTCAAATGGGTGATAAAAACTCAATGTGGTATTATACTGATGGTGACGCAATCGCAGTAATGGATAACGATGATTATTTTATCTTATCACACGCTGAATTGAAAGCAGGAGATTTAATAATTTGTAATAGTGGTGGTTCAAACGCTGTGGTAGATATTTTAATAGTATCTGTTCACGATGGTGGAACTAACCTTAATACAGTTATTCTAGCTTAATACAATATAACTTTGGGGGATCTTGCCGAGAGGTATTTCCCCCTTAGTCTTTTTTTTACAAACTATGGCAACAACAAGTATAGACATCTGTGCAAGAGCATTAGTAATGATAGGAGCAAGTCCTATTTCATCTTTTGACGATGGTAGTACAGAAGCTTTAGTTGCATCAAATATTTACACAGATATTACAGAAGCATTTCTTACAAGACATAGATGGAGATTTGCTACTACTCAACAAGCTTTATCATTATTAACAGATACACCAGCAGGTAGATATACATACG